CGCTTCACCAACAATTACATCTGCTCAAGTTGCAGGAGGTAATATAACTTATATAACAGTAGGTGATTTATGGGATGAATTACCTACATTATTAACAGACTTTGATTATACAATAAACCAAGAAGGAGGTTGGGATATAGCTCATGGTAGATTAGAAGGTTGGATGGATGGAGATGGAGCTGCTGAAACAATAGAGCATGAATTACCTATGTTGTTTTCTGTTACATTAGGTGGTAAATTCCTTGCAAATGATGATGGTGGTATTTGGAACGCAAATGGTAGATTCTTCAAACAATCTATAATTGAAGAACCAGCTACAGAATAAAAGGATATATTATGAGAAGATACGAAGACAACAAGCAGAAAAATACAAAAAACTTTAACGATAGAGACAAGCGAGTTAGAGGTACAATAATACATCCTAAAATAGAAAGACATATAGATGATATTTATATAGAGGTAAGGGATGGTGATAGACTAGATACATACGCTTATGCATATTATAAAGATGTAAGTTTGTGGTGGATTATTGCAGCTGCAAATCATATAGGAAAAGGTACTTTATATGTTAGGCCAGGTAAAAAAATTAGAATACCACATCCAGATAGATTAAGTAATATAACTCAAACTTTAGATGAAAGTTTTGATGAGAGGTTTTAGAAAATGGCAAATCCGTTTAATGGAATAGCATTACCTGATTGGTTAAAAGATGTTTTTATAACCAGAGGTAAACAAGGAGGTTGGACAAAGTGGAAGGCCGAAAAAAGGTCGTGGATGAAACTTATAAGTAATTCATCTGCAGGTCTAGGTGAAATAAGCGGTGAAAGTAATTCTTGGACACCAGAAAATATGTATAGAGAAGTTGATGGTATTATAGCTGCCGCACCTTCTTTAGAAAGCTTAGAAATAACTACAACAGGAACCGCAGGTTCTATGCGTAGAGCAAAAGTAAAATTCAAAGTTTATAATACTCAACAATTAAGGCAGGCTCAACAAGCTTTTTTTATTCCTGGTATGTCAGCTGTAATATTATGGGGATGGAATATGCAAAGTAGTGGAAAATCTGTAAGTTCTTCACCTGATGTTTCTGGAACGTCTTTACATACAATACAGGCTAAAATTAAAAAATGGGTTGTAAAATCAAATGGTTCATGTGATGGACTTGTTGGACTTATATCTGAATTTGATTGGTCAAAGTCAGCTGGAGGTGGTGCAGATGGTAAAGGGTATGACTGTACAATAACAATGGAATCACCTGCAAAAACATTTGTAGCAGGAGAGATAAAACTGCCTACTCCAAAATCATGCGGTTGTCAAAGTGGTGGTGAAAGTAATTCATCTCCAAAAGGAGGCTGGGTTAAACAAGCATTGAAAAATCAAGCTGAAGCGTTTATGAGGTCAAAAGGACCTGGTAAAGTATGGAAAGATTCAGATGGAAATAAAGTTGGAACGTCAATTAAATATGACCAAGAATATGATGAAGATAAAGACATATAATAAAGGAGAAGTGATTTGCCGTTAATTAACGATTGTCATAAATGGAAATGGACAGTATCTGAAGATGTTGGATTCACAAATCCTATTACCGGTGGATGGGTTGGATTTACTTTAAGGTTTACTGCAGACTTCATGTGGGCTTGTAAGCTGATTAACGATGCCACTCAAGGTATTTCTGATTTTATAGACCAGTTAATGGCTTTATGGGATAAAATTAGAGTATTCTTTGGAGCTCCAACTGTTAATTATTATGTAACATGGGAATGGTTTGAGTCTATATGTATTACATCAGGACTATCGACGGTAGGAGAAAATTATAAAGATGATGCTAGAGAAGCAATAGGTGTACAAAAAGATGGTTATTTCGACAAGTTTATTTGGAGATTAGATAGTAGTGATACTAAACTACCTTTTCCTAATAAAGCTGGAAAAGTTTGGTGCTCGACAAATCCTTGGGTATGTATATTTCCAGGATATTTACATTGGGGTTCAGGAAAAAACAAAGGAGATGACAAGCTAGATTATACAGCAAAAGATTATGGAATTGAAAAAGCTTCAGGTTTGCAAAACTGGGATACTTGGGATGGTACATTAGGACAAGTACTTCTAAACACAGACTTTATTTGGACGTGTTATAACGAATCTGAAACAATTAACGAGTTTGTAATGAAGGTTGCTGAAGGTGTTAATGAATGTGGAGGTGATAGATGGAATCTTAAATTAGTTGAACATCCAGATGATGTATCAAGACTTATGGTAGTTGATTTAGATACAACAAATATATCTAAAAAAATACCTAAAATTGATGTAGGTACTGTAAACTCTATAGCAAGAGATTGGGGTATGTCTACAGATATAGATGATACACTAAAACATTCAATTATGATGGGTTGTCATTCAAATCCAGATGGAATACAAGCAACAAATAAATCTCAAAAAGTTTGGAGAATATATGGTAATACAATTACAGATACAGTAATAAAAAATCTACAAATAGCAGAATCATGTCCTAAGCCTGCACTAGCAGATACAGTAAATTGTTCAGAAACAAAAAATGAAAGTCCAGATGAAACAGTGTCTTGGAGAGACTTAAAAGATGCTTTAATAGATTTATCTGAAGATATTACAGAAGAATCTGTTGATACTGCAAAATCTACAATGAATTCATTTTGGGCATCAATGGATACGGATGTAGAAGACCACTATACAGATAAAGCTGTAACAATACCTATTGGTTTTGATATGACAATTGACGGTTTATCAGGTATAACTTGGGGACATCAATTTGCTGTTGACCAAATAATAGA